CAGATATTCAACTTACTGGTATATTAGAGAAAGTGGTTGTTACTGCAACAGCAACAACTGCTCATGGACTTGGTGTTGGTGACACAGTATTTTTAGATGTAGTACCTGGAATTACAAGTTCTTATACTATTAAGTATAGTGATTATAATAGAAAAATAACTGTTGGATTATCAACTTTTGAACAAGATAATATTAGTACAACTAATAACACTATTTCCATCACAAATCATGGATTAAAGACTGGTGATCAAGTTATATACGAATCTACTAGTGTTGTATCTGGATTAACTGCTAATTCTTCTTATTATGTAATTAAAGAAAGTGATGATATTATTAAATTAGCATCAAATTATTATAATGCAACTATCCAGTATCCTGATGCTGTATCTCTTGCTAATACTGGTGGTGCTGTAGTACATTCTTTACTTTCAGTTAACCCATTACTTGAAATTACTAGAGGGCAAAAGTTAGAATTAAATGTTGCTGATAGTTCACTTGCTAATGTATCTGGTGGAACGACTTATTCAGCGTTCTCAGTTAAGTTTTATAGAGATAAGGACTTCAAACATGAATATTTAACTGCAACTCCTGATCAATTTGATGTTACTAGTAGTGGAAATGTAGGTATAACAGGAGGAAGAGTATTTTTACAAACAAATGCTAGAACTCCAGAGTTTCTTTATTACTCTTTAAAACCAGTTAATCCAGATAGAATTACTACAGTTCAATCTGAGATTATGGTTGATAAAACTGTTAAAAACTATAATACTATTAAATTAGTTGATTCCCTCTATGATGGCAACTTTAAGATTGCATCAATGGGTTCAACAACATTTAGTTTTAATGTTCCAAATGAACCGGAAAGTGCAGAATATACAGATATAACATCTAAGATGTCATATGAGACATCTTCTGCTAGTGCTTTAGGAGCAATATCGAAGATTAAGATAACCAATAAGGGATTTGGATATCAATCAATACCTGGTATTTCTACAGTACGTAGAACTTACACAGGAACTGCTGCTACAACATATGGAGATGGTTGCATCTTAAGGGTTGAAAGTGATTCAATAGGACAAGTTAAAACAACTCAAATTATTGATCCTGGTTATGAGTTCCCATACGATCAAACTTTACGTCCAACTGGTGCATTACCAAGTCTATTCAAGATTGATAGATTTAGAACTTTAGATCATATTGGATTAAGTTCTGGTGGACATAATTATTCAACACCACCAAAATTGGTTGTTAAGGATAGGGTAAGTGATCAAATCCTTACTGAAATGGATATAATAACAGAAGTTAGTGGTTCTGTTGGTGTTTCTAGTATTAAAATTGTAGAAAATACTAAGAGACTTCAAGATCCTAATCCATCTATTATACCTATCCATAACTCTAATGGAGTTGGAATTGAAACTGTTGGATTTACAACTTCAAATGCAACTGTAGAATTAACTCTTGATACTGATTTTTCTACAGGAATGGATTTCCCATTTGCAATTGGAGATAAGGTTTTAGTTGAGGGTGTTGGTATTGCTACTACTGGATTTGGATATAATTCCAGTGAATACAATTACAATCTCTTTACACTTAATTCTGTAACACCTAATCTTGGTGGTGCTAATCCTAAGATTACATTTGTTCTAGAAAATGATAATCCTGGTGAATTTAACCCAGATACATCGGCAGGACGGGTAATACCGGAAAAACATTTCCCTGGATTTATACCTGTTACTAGAAAGGGTGATTTTAGTATTAAAGAGAAGATTACTCAAGAAACTCTTACTGGTACTAAAACTGGTACAATAGTTGGATGGAATAGAAATAATAACACTTTAAGAGTTGCTACCAGTGATATATTTGAATCTGGTAAGCAAATTGAAGGTGATTCATCAAATCAAGTTGGATTTATTCAAAAAATTGAAAGATTTGGTTCTACTTTTGATGTTGGTCCTTTAGTAGAACAGAAGAAAGGATTCCATGAAGTAATTGGATTCTTAAATGATTCTAGACAGAGAATACATGATAGTGACTATTATCAGGCATTTGCATATTCAGTTAAATCTCCTATTCAATATTCTAGTTGGAAAGATGTAGTTGGTGAAATTGTCCATACTAGTGGATTCAAGAAGTTCTCTGATATGGAACTTGAGTCTTTTGATGGAAGACCAAAGGATGCTGATGAGCAAGGTGATGGTTCTTATGGAACTGGTGGAATTGGATTCCCTAATGCTGGAATAGGTGCTGCATCTGCTAGTGCTGCTTCAGGACAAGAGGTATCAGTTAAAGTTGATTTAATTTCAACTACTGATGTTGATACAAGACTTGACTTTGATAATGCTACAGAATTGACTGTTGAAGTTGCTGGAATTAGTACTGAGAATCAAACTACAGTATCTAAGGAGATAGTTTTAGAGAATAGAATTCTTACCGACTATGAAGAAGCAAGAACTAATAGAGTTCTGTCAATTGATGATATTGGTGATTTGTTCAACAGTAAGCCTAGAACAGACCCATTCCAGAAGTTTGATTTTGTTACAAAGGATCAATTTACAAGTCATAGGTACTTTTATAATATAAAAGATACTCGTTATACTGCAGAAAATCAGTGTGGTTTCTTTAATGTTGTATCAGATGGTTCTGCTTCATATATCAATCAATACAGTGTTGATAGTCAAGGACAATTAGGTACTTTTGATTATGGATTTAGTGGTGCTTATGCAAACGTTGATTTTTATCCTACTAAGTATGAATTAAACAATTATGTTATAGATTTCATATCTGTTGATTTTAATAATATGCCTGGCATTCAAACAGGCGGAACAGTTGGTACTGGTTCTACAAATGTAGGTGATTTAGTTACAATTAGTGGTTTTACGACTACAACACAAGTTGGTGCAGCAACTACAATTTGGCAAGCAAATCCTGCTAATAGTGCTGGTAATAAGTTGATTGTTGAGGTAATGCAGACAACAGAAGGCATTAGCACTCATATGCTTACTGAAGTTAACGTTATACCTGGAACTAATAATACATCAACAGGATACATTGATTATGGTACTTTATCTACTGGTGGATTTATTGGAACTTTTGGTGTTCAGACAAGTGGATTAACTAATCTGAATTTCTATCCTGCTGCTGGTGTTAGCACTAACTGTGCTGTTAAGGTTGTTGATTATGGATTTAATAAGGCTGCTAGTGGTGTTGGTACTACTACGATGGTAGAATCTATGATGGGTTCTTTCTATACTACTATTGGCGCTTCTGCAACTCCTGGTGAGAATAAGATTTGTGGATTTACTAGTGAGGAATATGAAGGTTCTTACTGGTTCATTGCTATAGAAGATACAACAAATAGTAAAACAGAAATAAAAGAATTACTTACCATACAAGCAAGTGATGGACTTGTCACTGAGATGTATGAAGCAGAATATGGACAAGTACTTTCATATGATGATGGTGATGGAATGATGGATGTTGGTTTAGGTACAGTTGGTGCTGGTTTCTCTGGTACTGATTTCTGCTTGTACTATACTCCTAATGCGAATATTGCTACTAAAGTCAGAGTATTTGGACAAACAGTAGAGAATCAAAGAACTCTGGTTGGTATTAACACTATCGGAATAGGTGATGGAAATTCGGTTGGACAACTCCGTAATGGCGAAGGTACTTACACTGGTACTCTTTCTGTTGTTAAACGGAATTTTGATCTTACTCATAGAAACAGACCAATCTTTGAGAAACTTTGGGCTCCTGACACAGATACAACAGTTGTTGATATAAATGCTAACACCTTCCAGTTTGCAGATCATTTCTTAATTACTGGTGAAAAATTAACCTATGCACATGATGGAACTGGTATTCAGACAGGTGGTGGTGTTATTCCTTCTACTGTATATGCTATAAAACTAAGTGAAGATAAGTTTAGAATTGCTAAAACTGCATCTGATGCTTTAGCAACACCTCCAACAATTTTAGATATTTCTAGTGTTGGTGCTGGTGTTTCTCATTCCTTTACTCAAGATAAGCAAGATACTAAAGCATTGATTGCTTTGGATAATAATATTCAATCACCTATTGTATCTACTGGTGTTACTGTTGGTTTAACAAGCACTATGAGTGCAACTCAGGTTAATGCTCGTATTACTGGCATTGGATCTATGGTTGGTGGTGATTTAATCAAGATTGATGAAGAATATATGAGAGTTAAGTCTACTGGTTATAATCTTCCTGATCAGTTACTTGTGGATAGAGCATGGTTGGGAAGTCAAGGTGGTATTCATACTTCTGGTGCAGTTATAACCAAATATAGTG